AAATCAGCAATAGTTACTTGAAGATCATCAGGGTTAAAGACAAAGTTACCATTCTCGTCTACTTCCATTTCAGGCGAGGGAGATTCGCCAACATCATACGCTGGCTCTGTTCCAGCGGAATCATTCTGCGTACCTAGTATATCTAAAATATCCGTAGCAGAAATAAGGGCATCGTCTCCGGCTTCTGTTCCGGTTTCTGTTTGAGCCGCTATGTCACGCATCGCTGCTACTGTTTCTGCTGAGTAGCCCTCAGCCTCGTAGTAGTCTGCCCACTCACTCGCAGTCCGCGGGGCTATATCCTCTGAGAAAAGGTCGTCTTCCGCTAAAAGATCTGAGTCTCCGTTAGCTAGCTCATTAGCATTTGCATCTAAATCATTAACTTCTCCACTAACACCTTCGTAGTAATCCATAAGAGAAGAATGAACATCTGGATATTTACTTTCTAGCTCTTCTAAAGAGCTTACCTCTCCTGACTCTAACAAACGTACTGCTTCAATTACTGGCGTGGCTCCTCCTGTATAAGAAGAAAACTCAGCAGTATCGTTTATATCTGGAATTAGTTTTGAAGCATCTAAGCCACCGCTTTCAAAAAAGTCATGTATTAAACCACTATCATATACTCCAACATCGTTAAGAGATTCAACCTCTTCCTTCATATCAGGGTTATCAGGGTTATCAGGGTTATCAGGGTCATTTAATAAATCTTCAAGTGCTGTCATTATTTTAATAGCTCCAGATAGTCGGACTTGGTAGGTCAGTTGACCAGTCTAAGTGGATAAACCGACTACTTCCTTTTTGGTTTACGCCAATGCGCTTCACGCCGTGCATGAGTGCAATTTCTAGCAACAATAGCGCATCCCCACGGGATACGGCTAGGTCAACCGCCTTTGCTTCTGTATGAGCGCCTGGCGTAATTTTAGCGGCCTCTATCGGATGCTTGCTGCAACGATACCCACTGGAAACAATAAGAGGCTTACCAAAATCACTGCGAATAGCATTGAGATTATCAAGAGCTTGGGCATCAAACTTGTACTCCCCACATCCGCACTGACAGCGCAACTCATCTTCACTAAAATAATTCATCGCTGGATAATCTTGGCTATTTTTTCGCCAGACCTTCCAGCAATGTATCCACCAATTCCCAAGGTCAAAAGCGTCCACGCCTCGTCCCTGAGCGGAGTGGACAGCCACCCCATAGAGTCACCGACCGCTAAAACCAAAAAGGTCAGCATAGTAATAGGTCTCCAGTTGGCCGTTAGCCAGTGCTTAGATGATGCCTCTGCATGGATAATTTTGGACTGTGACTCAATCAGGCTTGTCTCGTAATCAAAAACTTTTTGCATCGCTGCGGCTTGCACATCAAGCAGATGACCCTTCGCCTTTAGCCTCTCGTCTTCTGAGGTATGTAGCTCGTCAATTAGCTCTGCTGCTGGCTTAAATATGCTAGCGATCAGATCAGTAACGCCAATCATTTGTCGGCCTTGTCATCGAGCTTTTCGAGTATTTTGTGAAGCATATCTTTAATGTCGCGAATTTCTCTGTCGTGCGCCCCACGAACAATGTCTGCTTGATTTTGCAAAACAGCAAGCTGCGTACTATGAGCCTGTTGACGTTGATACATTAACGAAACTACTACCGCAATAGGAGCAATTATCCAGCGCATTGCCGCTTCAAAAATATCCATTTCTACAACCTTTGATTTCGCATTAATTTAGCAGCTTTTGACACATCTGCATCGTAGGCTTTTTTGCAATGATCGGCTTCTAAAGGCGAAGCCAGCCAATCAATACTGATACGAATTTTATTCCAAAGCCAAACATTCTGCATCCTATACGCTCTACCTGATATAGACTCATTAGGGTTTTGGCTTAACAGCAATACAACATTCAACCATTGACTTGTCGCGTCACCGACCCTAATCAAATAATTTACTATTACTGTCATTATTAATTTTCTCCCCAAGGAACTCCAGAGCCGCGAGTGGGGTTGGCTTTCTCAGCAATCTGCGCGTCAATAGACGCCTCGATGTCTGCGGTAGTAACCTTATCGACAGGTGGTGGCGCCTCTCCATCAGCTTCTAGCGTATTGTCAATTGCTATTGGCTCAGGCGCTCGATTCATCTCGTCAGTTACCCAAGACAGGACAGCAGTCTTGTCTAAAGCATCCCATGCTATAAAATTGTCAGGGTTAGGTTCGGGCAATAATTGAGTGCCGTACACAGAGCCTTTGTTACCGTTTTCATCTTCCCTAGACGCTCGCCAATGCGCTACAGTGACGACGTTGGACAAGCCGTTCAATGACACTTGATAGTCTAGCCCTGCTATTTCCCATTGGTATTCCATGTTATGCTCCTTAAAATTGAATTTTTATAAAGTTTCCGCAATTTGGAACAAAGCATCCATTTCGTATTCCGTCATACCTAAAGCGGGAATCATTGCTAGAACCCAAGGTGATAATCTTTCTACCGTAGACGCATACTGCCACTCAATGCTAATGGTGGTCTTGTCAGGTTCAGGCATTGAAGCTATAGAGCTATCTACTAACTCAAGCTTCCCAGCCTGGGATAGCGCAAGCCTTGCTTGTCGCATACTAACAACCATGCCTACTCGTATTTCTTCAGCAGTATAATTTCTGCCTGTGTATGTTTGCGTCCATACTCCATCTATTTCTTCAATTGGCCCCGGAGTAACAATATCAAAAGCAGGTTTATCTCCATCGACTAAAGGGTATACATTGTATTCAACTAATGAAGCCTCACTGGGTGTCGATGGAAAAGAAACATTAGGGTTCTCAGCACGAAGGCTATTAAGAGAATATTCTGAAGGAACCCCGTTTGTTAATTTAACGTATTTCATAGTTTTTCCTTTTAAAACAAATTATGATATTAACAGTGATGCCATTATCAGTAAGCCATTGCTCCCACCATCCCCAAAACTCATACTTGTGGCGGTATTGCTATCTGCTTCGTAGGCTTTTGCTGCCATGTATCTATTACCACTTCTAGTACCGGAGCCATTTAACACAATGTTTGAGCCTACCCAAACATCTTCGTTTGGAGTAGAAGTCCAGTCAGTAACTGCATTACCATTAATAAAGCCACCAACTACCAAACATGCTTGGCCCCGTGTAGGGAAGACGTTGACAAGAGAACCAGAAAGCTCTTCATCATTTTTAGCGCCTACAGTTTGTTCTATACTGATTGTAGCTTGATTGTTAATATTATAAACAAGCAAAGTCGCAACAGTCGAAGCAGACACGTTTCCTTCTGGGTCTATGATAGTTGTTTCTGACCCTGACAGTATTTTGTAAGCAAGAACGCCTCCATAGTCAGTACTTACATTTTCCGTTCTTATTTCAGTAAACCCAGATGGAACTTCGTTATAAAATTTATTACCTGCGCCCCACCATATTGCCAAGTCACCTGTTTCCGCGGCTGCAGGAACTACTAAACCTGATCCGTTAGTAGTAGCAGTTGTAGTTATAGCTGCTCTATAACTTAACAAGGCAGAGCCTCCTGATCCCCTTAATAACGTATTACGCAGCACCAGAAAATACTCCATATAAAACATTATTTACTTTCCACAAAGAAATAATATTATATCCTGTTAATTTTAATACAGGAGTGTCTCCACCAGCCCAAGAAATAGAGGGCCATGTAACCGTAAAGGCACTACCGTCATTAATCATAAGCGTGACATATTCTCCGTTACTTAGCGACTCAGTAAACGTAGTATTTGCAGCTAGTGTTTTATATTGAATAGTCCCGTTAGCAGGATCAATAACTGTTCCTAATAATTCATACTCTTTTTCTTGTATCTCACCGTTAATAACAAGACTAGAAGGATTAGAGCCTACTTCAATAACAACACCACCAGAATCTTCTGTGTACAGACGCTTATTAGTCAGGTCTAACGCTGGTTCACCCGCTATAAGATCTGCTGGTAGTGGAACACCAGATCCGTTTTTAAGTTTAATTACTGCCATTGTAATGTCCTTTAACTAAATGAGTATTGATCGAGGCGAGTATTTATACTAGAACTCCACTGTGAAGTTATTGTCGTGCCTCCAATATCTAAAGCTGAATAAAAATAACCCGCCCTATTGTTGTTAGTGCTTGCATCCAAAGTCACTGCATTGGGGGATGTAGTTGGAGTTCTAGGCCCCCCCACAAAATAATGGTTTAAAAAAACATCTACTGTACCGTCATTTGCTGCACAAGTTACGGATGGAGCGGCATCAGAAAAAAACGCTCCGCTATGACCAACAAAACTTAACGAAAGAGACGTTTTAACCAAATACATTAGCCCAACATATCCAACATTGCCGCCGCTTATACTGAGATTGCCGCTTTCGTTTCCTGTTGCTGTTTTATGATAAGAAAATTCATGAGTGCTGTTAGAATCGCTAGTCCATCCGCTAGGAACAGTTGCCGTATTACCTGATCTTGATCCAACAACAATTAAATAATCACCTGCCTGTATGTTTGAAGGATAGGGAATGCTCATAGTGGCGCTAGAGCCAGAGGCTACGGTGCCGTGTGTTAACGTCAACGGATCAGGAATTCTAAACCCCGCCGCATTTCTTGCTGAAACACCCCCCGGAGGAAACGCAATTAACGTACCAATTTTTGCATCGGGTAAACCCCATCCAATAGTAAGCTGGCTTGCTTCATCAGGTGAACTAACACCTAATCTGTAAAGCTGTCCGTTTGACCCGCCGCCTCTTCCGTCATCTACGGCAATGGTGTATCCAGTAGGCGCAGTAGCAATTGAATCACTGTCATCGTCCGTGCAAGTAAGAATTATAAAAACTGAATTAGCGGCTGCGGAAACTAACGGCCCTGCCTGAGCATTTATCCCACCCGAATTACTAATAACCGAACTTGTTTGAATGCCTGATGCGTCTACATTTCTATACGCTGTAGCCGTTAATGCATCTATAGTGTCATCGAGGTCTATTGAAGTATCTGGAGTTGCTCCCATAACTTTGTATAAAAAACCATACTCAATACTGTTTTGAGCGCCGGTTGATATTGTTGTCCATCCTGAACTTGTTACGACGACCTCGCTATTGTCATCAGAAAGTGCAACAACAACAACATCACCTTCTGCTAATCCAGTTATTCCTGTAAGACTTAAAGAGCTAGCACCGTTAGTTGATGTCGCGCCAACGTAAGACGGGCTAGGTGGTGTTGATGCCTGTTGAAATCCCAGCGAATCTAAACTAGTAGCGCCACCGGTACTCAACGACAAACTATTAAACCCTGCAAGAAGGTGATGGTTAAACACTGACAAAACTTCCGTAAAGCAAAGAATTAGTCATCCATAGTTGAATGACGTTCCATCCTGTTGTTGAAAGCGTTGGAGCTACTCCGTTAGGCCAGTACATTCCTGTCGGCCAGGTGATCGTGTATGCACTACCATCATCTATTAGAAGGGTGACGTACTCACCTTCAGTAATGCTTGAGGTGAATGTTGTGTTTGCTGCTAATGTTTTGTATTGCATCGTGCCGTTGGCAGGATCAATGGCTGTGCCGGTTAGCGAATAAGTCTGCTCCTCAACCTCGCCATTACTTACTAACCCTCCGACTGTAATTTTAGCCGTTGTTGTTGCGCCATTGTCGGTAATATCTTGGAGAGTAGGGTCAAATGATTTAGTCGTTAATGTTCCCGAAACATATTCTTGAACAGTAAATGCAGAGTTTGTTGTATCTCCAGTAAATTTAACCTTTCCAATGACAACGGCTGAACCGCCTATGTTGCCTGTACTAAAGGAAGCAACTCCCGCTTGAATGGGAATGGTGGTGTAGAGTTTAAGATCGTCAAAATCGCCAGTTACTCTGCCAGAGCCATATATTCCAAGTTTTAAATCATTATTATATGTCTGAGTCCCCGGTAAAGTATCTGAAGCAACCAAAAGACCATTTAAATATAAGTATAAATTATTTCCGCTCTTTACTAACGCATAGTGGTTCCAGTCTGTCCAAGTGGGTTGTGTAGAAGCAACAGTAGTTTGCCAAGCTCCGCTCACAGTGTGCCGTATCTGCAAACTTGGAGTGGTTGAATTGGGTGCTGTTGCACCTATGTGGATTAACTGATTGCTGTATCCAGTGCCTATGACTGCGGATGTACTTCCAAAAGCAGAGCCGTCTTGTTTGAACCAAACCGCCCACATAAAATCGCTATTGTTATTTGTGGGTGAACTTGAAAAGCCCAAAGTGTCGCCTGATGTATATTCAAACGCGGAATTGCTCACGCCATCTTGACCAGTTGCGTATGTTGGTGTAGCGCCAGAAGTGATGTTTATAGAACCACTGCTACTTCCATCGTTGTTTAAATTACCGTTGAACTTATTCCAAACATAAGGGGTTGGAGCGGCACCCGCAGAATTGTAAAAATCTAACGGGTTTGTCTCTATTGTTAAAGAGCTTTGATCAATCCAATCGTAGTCAGTGCCGTCCCAAGTTAGCACTTGATCTTGAGATGCCGTGCTTTTATTAAGGTGAGCATCTACATCGGCGTTAGTGTATCCAGCAGGAAGGCCAGTAAGACTAGAGCCATCACCTGAGAAGGCTGTGGCTGTTACAGTGCCAGCAGGGCTAACCGTCAGGTTCGTAACGCCACCGTCGATCATCTCCCAGCCGCCAGCACTGGTGAACTTTAGCTCACCTTCACTTGATGCAACATGGATGTGACCTGTAGAGGTGTCGTCCAGAGTCGCACCAGTAGCACTGATGATGACTCCGTTAGCGCCTTGGGATGTTAAACCAGCAGCATAGCCAGCAGCAACAGCATAGGCACCTTGAGTTGTTTTACCGGCATAAGAGCCGACAGCAATAGCGAAGGTGCCCTGCGTTGTTTGACCGGCCACGCGCCCCACAGCAACAGCATTGTCACCCTGATTGCTATTGCCAGCATAGTAGCCAGTAGCGACAGAATCAATGCCCTGAGATGTTTGACCAGCTTGAGCGCCAACAGCGGTAGCATTAATGCCCTGCGTTGTTTCGCCAGCTTGGTTACCAACAGCTACAGCCTGACCGCCCTGTGTTGTTTGACCAGCTTCACGACCAACAGCGACAGCAGAGACACCCTGATTGCTATTGCCAGCATAGTAGCCAGTAGCGACAGCGTTAGCGCCCTGAGTTGCCGAACCAGCATAAGGCCCATAAGCGACAGAGTAGTCACCCTGAGTGGAGCTACCAGCAGCGTATCCGGTAGCTACAGAATAGATGCCTTGCGTGTCATTACCGGCTGAATTGCCAACAGCTACAGCGTTAGTGCCCTGAGTTGTTTCGCCAGCATCATAGCCAACAGCTACAGAATTAGCGCCCTGAGTTACTCGGCCAGCCTCACGGCCAACAGCAGTAGCATTAGCGCCCTGATTGCTATTACCAGCATAGAAGCCAGTAGCTACAGCACCAGTGCCCTGCGTTGTTTCACCAGTCTTCATGCCATAAGCGACAGCGTAGTCGCCTTGAGATGTTTGACCGGCCTCACGGCCAACAGCTATAGCGTAGTCGCCTTGAGTGGTATAACCAGCAGTGTAGCCAACAGCTACAGCATTGATACCCTGAGTTGTGTTACCAGCTAGGTAGCCAGCAGCGAACGCATCAGCACCAGCGGTCGCCTTAGCAGCCAGCAGGTCACCTGTGACGGTGAGTGCGCCAGTAGACAGTGCGTTAGTGGTGGTAGATCCAGCGGTTGTTACGTCGTCAAGGTCTAAAACAACAACACCTGTTTGAGCGTTAACAGACGCAACATCAGATGTTAATATGTCCCAAGCCGATCCAGTATATATTTTACTTTTATTAATTGTAGTGTTGAAATACCAATCGCCTACTGTAACGGGATCGCCGTTTAAATCGACAGTAGGGTCGCTTGCTTGAGCGCCTAGGTATAAACCATCAATAGCTTCTTGAGCCGCCTCAGCAGCAGCTTGAGCAGCCTGTGCTGCGGTTTCAGCGGTCTGTGCTGCTGTAGCACTAGTAGCTGCGTTTGTCGCTGATGTACTTGCAGAAGATGCAGAAGATGCAGCGTTAGTCTCTGAAGTGCTTGCGTTGGATGCACTAGTGGCTGCATTAGTTTCACTTGTTGATGCCGCTGATGCTGAGTTGCTTGCGGTTGTTGCTGATGTGCTTGCAGAAGACGCAGAGGATGTTGCGCTAGTCTCTGAAGTAGCAGCATTAGTTGCTGATGTAGCAGCATTAGTTGCTGATGTAGCGGCACTAGTCTCTGAAGTGGCCGCATTAGTCTCTGAAGTAGCAGCATTAGCCTCTGAAGTAGCAGCATTAGTCTCTGAAGCAGCCGCAGCAGCCGCATCAGCAGCTACACTAGCCTCACTACTAGCCGCTTGAGATGCAGAAGCAGCAGCCTCAGCAGCGTATTCTGCTACTTCTGAAACAGCAGCTTCATTATTAGAGTTGCCAGAACCTCCAGTACCTCGCCAAATTGCCATTAACTACTCCTACAAAAGCAAAAAATAAAAAGTGAGGGTACTAACTAAACAGCTTTCCCCTCGATACTAGCTTTTGAAGTTACTCGTCAAATACAGCAATAACAAGACCCGCTTCAGGACGATACACTTGAACACCATAGAGAGTGTCTGCTGTGTATAGAGTCGAGAGGTACTCCTGCTTGTATTGAGTCTGTGAACGTACAGACATTTGCTCCGCATGGACAATTGCATCCTTGTGGAAGAACAAACAGCCACGAACATTAGTCTCAAGTACAGGACAGTTGCTAGAAACATATACGTCAACGCCGTACACGTTACCAATCAGACCAGACTTAACAGTGCGATCATCACGGAAGTCACTAGAAACGTAACGCTCAATACCCATGATAGTGCTACGAGCAGCAGGAGGGATAATCAATGATCGTCCTTCCATTGGAACGTTAGCGTCATCAAGGATCTTGATAGCTTCACGGAAACCAGCGTCCGTAAAGTTATCTCCAGTGGCTACTGTAGCAGCGGCAAATGCAGCAAGACCAGCGGCAGCGTTAAAGTAATAGCTATTACTGTTAACCCAGTCAGCGCCAGTAGGAGCAGCTAGGTCAAGAGTGCCATTACCAAAACCAGTACCAGCATTCATCAGGTCAGTATCAACCTTGAGTGCCAACTGGTAACCAGCATCTTCAGTATAGAACTGACGGAGGCTGTTAAGTGCCTGTACTTCTACGATGTCTTCAATGAAACGTGAGTATTCAAAGTGACGGTCGATAGCAATCTGAAGCTCTGTCTCTACGTTAGCCTGGATCGTTACCGCAGTATCAGCAACCTTCGCTGATGCAGCACCACGAATGGGCTTAGGTACATGAATGGTGTCGCCTTTCTTGCCTTTCATACCGATTTTTTTGACAAGTGGAGACATCTTGAGGTTCTTTTGGTACGCAGCAATTACTTCGTCACTCCAGATTTCTGGAATAAACGTAGCGGCAGCAGTCTTATTTACAATAGAACCCCCGCCAACTGTACCGGGATAAACTTGATTAGCCATGATAAATTTCCTTTTAGATTAGGTTAGCGAACACGACCCTCGGCGTATGCTTTAAATACCTCATCTGAGATAGAAGCATAGCGATCCGGGTCTTCTCGCATCAGTTTAATAAGATCAACCCTACGATAGATTTTGTTTTTTGTAGTTTGCCTAGCACCTCTAGCACTACCTGTATTCGCACTTTTCAACTGTTGTTTACGAGCTTGCTTTTCAACTGCTACGGTTTGTTCTGCTACTGAAGCACGTTCTTTCCAAAGCGTAAACAGCTCATTAGCTGCATCGTAATCGTATGATTGATCGGCTTGAATAAACAATTGAGTTCTAATTTTTGAAGCCTTTATCCAATCTTGAAACTTAGAGTTAGACAGCACTTCTTTCATGTCTGGATGACTTGACTGAAGCTGTGATAATGCTGTTTCTTTCTTAGCTTTAAGCGTGTATTCCTTGGCTTGCAAAATACTAGGGTGGTTATCAATTGCTCGGTTTACTGCTGATGCTGGATCAACAAAAAAGTCTACATCTTCATCAGATTGACTGTTGTCCGTTGCCTCATTGTTTATGGGTTGTGCTTTTATGTGATCGTCAACAAGTTTCCGTAACTCACCAACCTCTGAGCCTTGCTGTCCCAAGAGTTTTTCAGCGTTTTGATGCATATCTACCAAGTCTTTTAGTGACTTGCCTTGATACTTCTCTGGTAACGCCTCTTCCTCTTGAATTGTTTCTTCTTGAGCTACCTCTTCTTGAGACTCAAAATCTTCAGCTTGATCTACAGAATCAGTTACAGTTTCTTCGTTGTTATCAACGTCGCTTCCATCTACTAATGTTGCTCTTGACATTATTTCCCCGCCTAATTGGTTATGGAGATTTATTTACGACCAGCTTTTTCGTGTTCTCGTAACCATTTTTGGTGACGACCTGGGAATTCTCCAGACGACCCATCTAGTACGCACGACGTTGCTGATACGACCCTTGTAGAATCAGCACCACAACCACATCTGCTGGTTGTAATGTCTCCTTCTACAAATTCTTCTGTTAGATGCCCATTACTGCACCTAAATTCATATACTTTAATCATTACTTTTCTATATCTTCAAAAGCATTGTTTACGCCTACCTCAAAATTTAAGATAAACGACAATACATTTAACTGCCCTTTGCGAAAATGTAAATCATCTGCATCTTTTACCGCATCGACAGAGTTAATAATCTCTTTGTTTTGCTCTAAGTCACTAATGAACTGCTTCCAGCCCTCAGTTCTAAACAGATCAAAATAACTGTTATAGTAATTCTCTAAGTCTGCACTCATTTTAATTACTTAGGACGCTTTCCAGTTTTATTCCACCTCGTCTTGGACTATAAGCCATTGCTAACTCCTTATTAAATTAAATAAATCTTTTACTTTAATTAAAATATTAAATCAATACATTTTCTTTTTGTTTTTTCTGTTAGTAGCTGTGCGCTGTCCCCGCTTAGGCAGACTTGATTTTGATTTGGGCTTAGACTTTTTCATTTTATAATTAGGCATAGCTTTCTCCTTTGCTGTTTTAGATAAATCTTCAAAATGAAAAAGTTTTACAGATGTTTTTCCATGTGTTTTACCTGAGTGTACCTCACCATTAGGCATTTTGTGTGTGCCTCCTGTGTGTTTAGACCCATTTCTGAAGTAATGAGGAACACCACGAGCCACTACTTTTTTCTCCTTTTGGTTTTTTTGGCTGCTTGTTTAAAAGCTTTTGCACTAGGCGCACCTTTAGAACCTGGCTTACGCATCTTTTCCTTGCTTCCTGCTGCAATACGTTTACGTTTTTTGTGGATATTATCATACAGACCTGCCACTACCATTTCTCCTTATTGGCCCAATAAGCCGCTGACATCTTACCTTTTGCAATGTTCTTTGCATGACGAGCCTTAAATGACTTACGTCTAGATTTTTCTTTCTCAGACTTAGGGGCTTTACCCGCACCACTAACCCCCTGCTGTCCAAATCGTATTGTTTTAATTTGATCGCCTTCCTTAGCAACTACTACGTGAGACTTTGTAGGATGGTTAGGAGTTCGCTTCGGCTTGTTGTAGCCTTGGACGCCCGCGCTTTTTAGCCTTGGGTCTTTCTCCTTCATTGGCCGAATCCTCCACCCTGACCTCTTTGACCCGGCTGACTTCCTGCGCTTTGATTAGGGACTCCACCCTGGCCTCCACCTCCGACAGCCGATTGAAGTGCTCTTTGAATGCCTCGTTGATCTGGCGCACTAGCTGGTCGAACTCGTTCTGGGTCATTAGCATTTTTAGCTCCCTTTTGATCTGCTTCGGCTTGTTTAATTAGTGTTTGAGCTATTTTAAGACGACGATCAAACTCTTTGTCATCTTGATCTCCCTCTTTTAGGTTCTTTGTTATAGCTTCAATCTTATCTATTTCAAGCTCTTGTGGCGCAAGCATGGTATCCATATCGTACTTCTTAGCTCTAGCCATAGACTCTTGCGCTTGGCCCGTTAATGCCGCTGTCTGGCTCTGCTGTAGTGCTAGTTGGGCTTGCATTGTCTGCTGCTGGGCTTGTTGTGCCTCTGGGTTAGGCTCTGATGCCTTTTTAAGAGTCGCAATAAGCTCTTCACGATTAGACAAGTTCATGTTGTCTACAATGCTTTCAATCAAAATGGGGTACATAGGTGACTGCTTATCCATAGTTTGCAGTAATTGAACTAGCTGAGTAACTTCATACTCTCTAGCTATAATGCCCAGTGTTGATGTAGCGTTGAACCTGTAATCCGCTACTGGGTAATTATCAGGATCAAACTGCATGTACCTATAAGCTGCTTTCTTAACAAACGGAAGTAAAAAGGACTGTTGAAAGTTTATTAATGTTCTCTTTTGTCGCTTAATAAGCGCACCAAGAGACATAGATATACCCGCAGCAGTAGCCTCACCGTTAACCTGACCCGCTAATCCTGCGCTATCTACTGCTCCAGTAGCTTGTTGTACCATTTGTTGTAAGGACTGAGCCTGTGCAAAAGTGATTTGACTTACTTGACCAAAGTTAAAAGGTTGAAGTATCTCACGAGGATCGCCGTTAGTAAGGATCGTCTCGCCAGGACGCACTTTTGGCTTAGATCCCCTTGGAAGTCTTGTAGCATCAATAGCCATCATCGGGTGAATGGTTAATGCTAGGGCGTCAATACGCGCTCTAAGCTCTGTATCTAGCGCCTTTTGGCTATTATAGCCCTTCTCACACACCCCACGACCCCAAAACATAGAGGGAACTACGTCCCAAGGGAAAGCAACAACGGGTCTATCCTTCATCATGTAAGGATTTAACTCTGCTTTTAGCAGGAATCCACCGTTAGCTATAACAATAATAGCTTCAACATAGGCATTTTCTTCTTCAATATCCTCATCTATAGCGTCTTTGAGGACATCTTTAGGCACCAATCCGTAATACTTAGTTAATCTAATTTGATCTTCTGGATAGGTAGATAAGTCTTGATCTGGCTCTAAATCTGTATCTGAGGGGGCATTACCAATATAACCCTCATTATATATACCCTGATCTTGAAGTTGCTCAATGTGATGACGACCAACAAACTCATCAATAGCAACACCTAAAGCATCATCTATTGACGTAGCTACAGGATCAATTAAGAAGTTCTGAGGCATGATAGGACGTAACTTAACAACTACCCGATCAGTTATGTTTACACCTATAGCCTGTAGCTGACCATCCATTACAGGCTGAGTAGCTGGCTTCATCTCCTTAATTTCTTCTAAAACAATTTCACCAATGCCCGTTCCAAAGACAGCAGAGTTAATTAAGCACTCAGCAACAGCCTTTCTAACCATAGTATTTTCAAAGTCTTCGGTTAGTTTATTTCTAAGATACTGAACATCTTGCGCTTCTCTATCATTAACGTCATCCGATATATCAAACCACTTACCACGACCAAAGGTAGCTTCTTCGATCTCAGCTACGTTAGATTCTACGGCTTGCTGTAGTGCTGGAGAGATGATACGTGAACGCTCAGACGCCCTATCAACATCTTCTGGCGCCCAGATCCCACGCCACAAGCGGTAGTATTCATCGAACTTGTCTTGGTAATTACTTTCGTAATCATCGCGCCAATCTTCACATTTTTGCATGACCCAATCTTCAACTGTAGTTTCCAGCATTAGCGGGTCTGGGCTGTAAATTTCATCTGCCATTATAATATCCTACTAAAAATTTCTGAGTTTTCCACTATCAGCTGTAAGCTCTAACGTTACAGCAACCTCGACTACTCCTACAGAAATTGCTTGAACTTTTACCGTTTCTTCTTCGTGTAAAACAAACAAAGGGCCACCGCCATTAGATAATGAAATGTTGCTTGCCCCTGCTATAGAGGCACCATCAAATATATAAAGTTGTGGTGTTCCTTCTAAGTCCCAATACAAATCCACTGTATTCGTTGACACCTCGTGATTAGCAACAAAAATATATTTGATAATTGCAGAGTGATTTCTGGGAACTTCAAACAACTCAGTTAACGTGGTATCTGTCAACGTAGCGTGTTTTGTATACAGCTTAGATAATTGTTCACGTTCACTCATTTTAATACCCCGAAACAATGTCTAAGATTTCTGGTTCATGTTAAACAGCTTCCGAGAAAGTATTAGCTGTTTTTGCTATTTGGTCTTTTGTAGGCGGTTGTAAATTAAAAATCTTAGAAATTCTAGGATCTTTATATATGTTCTCAACTGTATGGTGAAACTTACTATAAGCTTCAGCCATCGCTAACGAATTTCCTTCTGCTATTTTTTTTAAATACTCATTAGTTCCTTTTTGTTGGTAAATATTAGCTAAAAATAAAGCTTTTTGCTGATCTTTAGAAAGAAGATTAGGGTCGTTATCTTCTCTTGCTTTTTTTATCCATTCAACTTTTCCTAGATGTCTTTCTAATCTGTTAAGCCCTGTTTGAAAAGCATTTCCTTCTCCTTTAGTTAAAAATTGAAAGATTCCTTTTGCACTGCTTAGTTTGCTAGTAGTGTTTTTACCGCCAGACGATTCTATTTCAGCTACTTTATTTGTAAACACATCTATATTTTTTGTATCTTTTAAGTTTAATTCGTCAACAATACTAGATTTAACTTTATTGTAATCACTCATTTTAATACCCCGAAACAATGTCTAAGATTTCTGGCTCATCGAAGTCCCAATCACCAATACCATAAGGAACCTTAGCAAGTTGATCTATATACGCTAAACTGTCAACTAAGTCATCATGTGTTAATACATCTGGGAACTGGAAAAGCTGATCTAAAAATCTTGTGTTCCATTCACCCTTGCCTATGCTGATAACTCCATTCTCAAATCTTCCCTGTAATGCCCACATGATTCTATCAGTCTTTTTCTTATTGCCGTGAGTAAGCTCTTCTATTCTAAAAAACTGCATATAACGCTTCTGAAGGTCTAACAGTGGAGACATAACGGCTTGCTTGGCTATACCCCTTTCAATCCCTACAGAAATAGGCTGATAGTCTCTAACAGCTTGGAATATTTTCATAGCTGTTTCATCTAAAGACCATCTACCATAAATGATGTTATCTACGAACCAGTTTCCCTGGTCATTTATTTGAACAATAGCTATAGATGTTTCATCTAGTTTACTGTTTTTAGATCGCTTCTTTCCTACCTCTTCAAATCCAGCAAGATCAATAGCAATAAAGTAATCTCCAGAATCAAATTCTTCACCATACTTTATCCATTCTTCTTTAAACATTTCTGAACCAGTGGCCTCAAATGAAGCCATAAATTCTTGTCTAAAGGCATAGCTCGACATTGATTTCTGAGCAATATCAATTTCCGTTGAATCTAATATAGGGTTGTTATAAGAGGTAAAGTGCCAGGATTTGTAGGTTTCATCATCAGAAATCTCAGCATATTTGTAAAGATCATAGAAATGATTACGACCCATAGGTGTTCCTATAAACATAGCACACCCCTTTAAGTCAGCAAGAGCAGGACGTAATATCTGCTCCCATACCTCTGGCTTCATGTCTGCATACTCATCCATGACTAGGTATTTTAACTTTACACCACGCATAGTTTCCGGTCTATCAGCGCCTTTAAGACTAATAGTAGATCCGTTAATTAGTTTAATTTGCAGGTTATTAATATGAGAGCCAGAAATAACAGGATTTCCAAGCTCCAAGAGGGTTTGCCACATAATATCTCTAGCCTGTCCCTGAGTAGGAGCAACGTAAAAGACATGACCTTTTGCAATTTGTAATGCATTAACAATCAATAGCCATGCTGCAAGATATGATTTACCAGTACGTCTACCAGCAGCTACCACCTTAAAGCGAGTTGGATCACTCCATACTTCTTTTTGCCAATCAAGAAGCTGAATGTCTAAATTACTCATTTATTTCTACATCATTATTTGAGTCAATCTCAACATCTTTAATGGGATTAGACGTAATGCCTGTAATGTTAATTTGTATGGCTGATCTATTCTGATCTGACTCAAATAGCTCTGTAACCACAGCAGAAGGCATAATAACACCAACGACTATCTTCCAGGCGCTAGCTCTATCCTTGTCTTCAGGGTCTAATGCAGCATCCCAGATAGAATCTAAGACCTTTCTACTCTTAGGACTAGCCAACATACGGTCACGATACTCACGCATAATGGCAGCAGACTCTTTTTTATTACGTCTAACTCTTTTTTTAGGTCTACCCATCTTAGGTTCAAGTATAGGCAGATCCTCTTTAGTGGCTCTACGTAATTCAGGAACTCTCTCTAAGTCCAAGGTATCCTCAAACTTAGGTATATCTATGTTTGTAACTCTTTTATCAGTAGGCTTATCCATAACGGGGCCATTATTCCTTAAAATGTAATTCTCCATATATGAGACTTCTTCTCTTCATCAGTATCAGTAGGATCATACTGAGTAGGAATACCCTCTTCTTGCAATTTCTTAATCCTTTCCTTAGATGCTTGGCACATAGAATGATATTCTATAGAACTATAGCTCTTTGTATCCTTACTATCCTTCATAAAACAACCTCCAATTAGAACATAAACGCACACTAACAGAATATCCCGATAAGACAAGGGGGCTTACGCCCCATTTATTAATCTAATAAATCGATTAAAGAAACTATTTTTTATTTATTTTTAGATTTATTAGGAAATCACTGTTTTTACATGATACCCTAGGATGGACGGTTGGCATTACAGGAGAGATTTAGATAACAAGAAATACTCCTGGAAAAACATGTTATGAAAATTTGTCCTATTTTGTATCTGGGTGGCATCTCCTATTACGATGCTCTGGTGTTCTCCCCCCCCCGGTGGTTAACGATGATACCGAACATAACGAGTAGTGAGATAGCTTAGTTAGAGCTGATGACTTCTTAAGCAGATGATGCGTCGGTTGGTTGTTCCACGTGGAACTCATCTATATAGAGATGGGTTGATTGTAGCCCCAGGGGATTCCGACAGGTAATCACAAAGGTTTCCAAATGGACATCGTGGAATTAGATTTCATACTACAGTTGCCACAGTCCGATACGTTCAATGATAGTAATTGCTATCACTACAACACGGTTGTTCTCTATACTACCGGACGTAGCCGTTAGTACATAGAGTTATCAGTTATGCGACATAACCATGTCGCATTCTTATAACAAAAGAGCGACTCTGACTCCGAAGTGAGTACCGTGTGCCCCGTAATTATTGTATCTTTACGCCTTAAAAACCGGCGTAAGTGATCCAATAATCACTCATTATTGCCTCGGTGAGGTCGAAAATCCCCACACCAACGGGATTTTCATCCCCAGATAAAGTGGACGCGCCATAAAGACGGCGCATCCTCTTGTTTATGCTGGCGATGCTCACCTTCGATATGGTTAGTAAAAACATGGTTGGATAATGGGTTGGTGACGAGAGCTTAATTAAAATCGTGCGCGGTTTCAATTTGCGACGCATTTATGGAAATCACTTTCAGTCTGTACACTTTAACCAGTCTGTACACTTTAACCAGTCTAGCGTTTGTACACATGGCCGGCCATTCCCTGGTGAATGCGCGAAGCAGTCACCTGTTCGCGCGCGAAGCAGTCACCTGTTCGCGTAGTTATGATCTTAGCTTTGGTAGTAATAACAGATATTTCTGCCTTGTCAGAAGCAGTCAAATAGTAGCTGTCAAGTGTAGCCATTGACGACATGTCGCCAAACACGACATTTTTTCACTGCTAAAAATAACAGAGAATAGGTTTGTTGATTAGGAATAAACACCAGGGAGAAAACCATGAGCAAGGGAGCCATAAAAATGACAAATGAAAAAACCTCAGCATATCAAAAGGTTACAGATAACATTGTATCAATTCTTGAAGAAGACAAGCTTCCACCCTGGAATAAAGAATGGACAGGAGAGCCGTTGTCTTTGCCGTATAACTCAGTAACTAGACATGAATACCAGGGCATTAATATCTGGAACCTGTTATTAACTGGCTGGGCAAAAAACTATGACTCGAATCAGTGGGCTACTTACAAGCAGTGGAATATTGCTGGCGGCAAAGTAAAGAAAGGAGAGCGCAGCACAACAGGCATTTTCTTTAAACCTATTGTTAGAACCGATGACAGTGGAGAGGAACACATTGTTAAATTTGTTAAAGCCTTTTCCTTATTTAACAGAAACCAGGTTGAAATTGATAACGAGCTAGTAAATCCATCCCATGAAAAGCTACCCATTGATGACGTTTACTTAACCGGGAGTGCCGCAGAGATGGCCTCAAGCTTAGGCGTAAAGATTGTTCCTGGATCGCCAGCTTACAGCCCCTCGATGGACAAGATACATATGCCAGAAATTGATTCATTCACTACGGCAGAAGCTTATTTTGCAACGATGGCGCATGAATGCAGTCACGCTACCGGCCACAACACACGACTTAAGAGAGACCTTACCAAACGCTTTGGCAGTAACGAGTATGCGATGGAGGAATTGATAGCAGAGCTAAGTGCTGCGTACCTATGCAGCAAGTACAACGTAGGGTATGCAATCGAGCAGCATGCTAGTTATCTAAAGTCCTGGATCAAGGTCTTGAAAGAAGATAATAAAGCTATCTTCCACGTAGCTGCTGCTTCACAGCGCGCCGCAGACTACGTCCAAGATAGCGTTAGTTCTATGCGCTTGGAAGTTGAACAGGAATCAGAGCTAGGTCAGTTGATGGGGGCATAAGTTATGAATCATATAAACAGCAATAAATATTTACAAAATAAAATTGATGTAGAGGTTAATGGTATTGATTACCTGGTTCATTGGGAACATGACGAAGACGGAATGACCGTCCAGGTTTTTTCTGTAATTGATATGCAAGAAATCACCCCGACCTTCGATGTTTTAGATCTAATTAACAGGCATTGCTGGTCAGATTTTTACGATTACTTTAATACAAACTAAAAGGAATTAGCCAATGAACTTATATAAAAAAGAAATAATAAAAGAAATTAATAGAACAAGCATGCCCCTTAATGAAGCTGAAATAGATATGGCTGCAAAGTTTTTTAAGGAGCTAGAAGAAGATCCAGAAAACATAAAAGATTATAAGAGTGTTGGTATAGCCATTAACATGATGCGCCAGGACTTGATGCCCTCGATGGATGAGTCGCCAAGCAACGATCGCAGCGCGTCAGAAATCTTTGCAGAGATGACCGCGCTAGTCACTGAATTTATGGACAACACCGACAGCCTAGTTAAAAAAGATAAGCCAAGATGCCAACACTGATATTAATGAAGGAGGTATTTAGTGGGAGAAGTTATTGAGTTGAATCACGAAATTTTATATCGAGTTAATTTAAATATAACAAGTGAACACACTACGTTTATTTGTGCAAGAAACATTAACGACTTGAATCATAAGATCAAGGCTATGCTTTCAGATCCGTCAAGTAGTGATTCTATTAACTTAATGACAATGGAGGAATGCAAACAAAAAAAGATTATTGATTACACATTTACTCATACTTACGTCACTGACTCAGACGCTATTAAAAGATGGACTAAGGAATATGATGCAATGTTCGATGAAGGAAATGAATACGATGACTAAAATTAAATGGCAGCGCCAGGATACACATCATCTTTTTATTGATGTTTATAAAATGGAGACAGCACTAGGCGATCTACTTAAGAAGCAAGAAAATGATGAAGCGTTTTTTACAATAGTTATAAATCTTAATCGAGTGCCAAAAGAAATGTTTAATAAAGGTTTAAAAGCACGAGAGATAGTGGAAATGGTATTGCCCGATATGGATCTTTCAGATTTTGTAATGGTCTTTGCTATTCCAGGATCTTCGCCGGGTGATTCGGATGCCAAATGGTGTAACTCAACGGTTAACTAAGAGGAATAATTATGACTAATACAAGCAAAGATAAAGGCGAAGTAAAAATCCACGGGAAAGTTTATCTTACCGTAGCCAGGCGCATCAATGATTTTAGGAAAGAGCATCCTGACTATTCGATAACTAGTGTAGTCCTACACGCTGATGATGAGTACGTCCAGGTGAAGGCAGAGATAAGCAATCAAACTGGCAGAGTAATTGCTAGTGGTTTAGCAGAAGAGAACCGTAAGTCGAGCAACATCAATAAGACATCAGCCCTGGAGAACGCAGAGACTAGCGCAGTAGGTAGAGCTTTGGCCTTTTACGGCATGGGTGGTACCGAGATCGCGTCAGCAGATGAAGTATCTAGCGCCATATCATTACAGCGTGAGATGGAAGCGTCTGAATATCTTATTAAACATAACGAAGCATTAAGAAAGCCAGAGGTATTGCTAGCAGTAGCTCATATAAAAGAAAGTTTAAGTGGAGATGATTTTCATTATGCAGCACAGGTAGAGGGAGAGTTAGAGAGGGAAGAACTCACTGCGTTATGGGTGGCTACTTCCAAAGGAGGTGTGTGGACTACGGAGGAACGGGCAAAACTAAAGAGTGATGCAATGAATGCAGCACGAAAATTAGAAAGCAATCAAGGAGAAAGCAATGAGTAAAGAAGTAGAATTTCCAATAGGAATATTCATGAAGGCGCCTCACGAGAACGCCCCTGAGTTTGTAAAAGCTTCGGCAAGTATTAAGTTAAGTGAGGCAATCCCCTGGTTGCAAGCTAAAGCAGGGGCCGGAGAAGAATGGGTTAACCTAGATGTAAAGGAATCTCAGTCTGGTAAATGGTATGCATCAGTAAATAATTGGAAGCCAAACTCTAATGGATTTACTGGCGCCCCTATAGCCGCTATCGAAGATGACGATATGCCGTTCTAACTATTAACAGCCCCCTTAACGGGGGGCTTTATTTAGGATGTCTAGCATGACCAGCAGACTAGATGAGATGAAAGCTCAGTGTCAAAACTATCACATAAAATACCCAGAAGTATGGGATCTGTTTGTAAAGTTTACTAATGAAATCATTGATCGAGGCTATGATAACTATTCTGTTAACGCTGTGTTTGAGCGGATCAGATGGGAGATAGACATAAGTAATGTCGATAGATGTGATTTTAAAATAAACAATAACTATAGACCCTTATATGCCAGGCGATTTATGAAGATGTATCCAAAGCATGATGGTTTTTTTAGAACAAGAAAACAAACAAGTGAAGAAGCCCCAGCTACTAATAAACCAGAGCTAAGACCTAAGGATTTTATATGATTGTTAATATGCAAACCTACAAAGGCTGGACAAACTACGAAACATGGCGAGCTTCATTCTGGCTTAACTGTTACGGCTTCTACAACCTACAGCTCGACCGCTGGAAAGATGACGGAGAAATGCCAATGCTAGACAGTGACGATGTATGCACGTTCATTGAGGAGATAGTGCTTGATGACGCGCCTGAAGGTTTGCTCGGAGACATCGTGGAAGGCTGGTTGTTAAGTGTCAACTGGGCAGAGCTTGCGAACCGCTACAACTCAGACTTGGAGCGTGAACAATGATTAACCAGGTGCTTGATCGGTTAACTTATGTTCGTAAAAACTCAAAGGGATGGCAAGCACGATGCCCGGCACACAAAGATTCATCACCATCACTAACCATAACAGAGGGTAATAAAGGAATACTAATCCATTGCCATGCAGGTTGTTCTATTACGGATGTTTGTAATGCGATGGGAATAAAAAAGCGAGATCTATTTTATAAAGAGATGACGCTGACAAGTAGGCCAACACCCCTTGATGATTACATCATTGAGATTGCTAGATTAGATCTGAAGTCAGGGAAGACATTGAGTTCAGAAGATGAGCAGCTATACATAAGCGCAGTAAGGAGAAGATTGTGGCAGTAGATGAGAAATTTTTAAGAACAATAGAAAGTGTTTTTCTTGCTTTGGAAGTCTTGCAAGCGCGACAAACAAATTCATTAGAAACCCTGGTATCAATATTGCAGGATCGACAATCTAAAAAAGAAAAGACCAATAGCAAACGAACAACATCAGCAAAGTTTATACCACCTACCCTCGATGAAGTAGAGGCTTACGTTAAAGAAATCAAATCAAAAATTAATGCCAATCATTTCATAGACTATTACGCAGCTAGAGGATGGAAGTTAACTAACGGTAATTTTGTAGTTAGTTGGAAAGCTTGTGTAAGAACCTGGACTCGAAACAATTTTATTAGAGACCCTGCTAAGGAAAGCCTAAACACTGGAGCAGTATTGTGAAAGACAAAGAGATTAGATTGGCAGAAGAAACATGTGATTTACAGTTAAAAAATATTGTTAATGCAGATGCATTATATCAAAGACTAGAAAGCCACAGGAAAGTAAAACACGATGGCATTAAGCTGCCATGGAACAAAGCAGATGGTCGCATTATGTTACGACCTAAAGAGCTGGTGTTAATGGGTGGTTATAGTGGTCATTTCAAAAGCACTATAGCTGCACAGATAGCCTTTAACGCTGTTGAGCAAGGCAATCATGTGGGCATTGCTAGTTTAGAACTACCAGCAGAAGAGATTATGGAGCAGTTCGGAGAGTTTGCAGCAAATAGAGAGATGCCGCCTATGCCTTATATGGAAAAGGTTAAGACGTCTGTTAATCCTTACTTACATATCTATGATGTTGTTGATGTTATCTCTCCTGAAATTGCCTTGCAGATGGTCATTGCATTAGTTGCTGAGAAGAAGTGCAAACTAATTATCCTCGATGCGCTGATGATGATGAATGCTAGTAACGATCTTAATGAAGAGCAAAAGTTTAGTCAGCGATTAGCAGCAATAGCCAAGAGGTATGATACCTGCATTCTCTTAGTACACCACGTGAGAAAACCAGATGGAGTTAACGGCGAAAAAAAGATCCCTGGCAAGTATGAATTTATTGGCACATCACACCTAGCAAACATTAGCTCTACAATAATTACGATATGGCATGACAAAGAAAAAGCTTATCAAAGAAACACTGGTAATACAGATGATGATAGCTTCGATGATAGTAAGCCTGACCTTATATTATTTATTTGTAAGCAAAGGAATAATAAGTTTGAGGGAAAGCTAGGGCTATGGCAAAGCAATAGATCAAGAGTATTTTGTGAAACACACCACCGAAATTATACTCCGAGGATATATCAATGAGCGGTCATACATGGCAAGTAAAAAATAAAGATCAAGCAAAAGCATTTTGTCAGTGGATAAATGAGCAGCAGGAATCAGGTAAAGAGTTTAATTATTCTATTAAAGAAATGCGTAGGAGTGATCTTCAGAATGCAGCATTGCATACCATGTTTAGGCGAATGTCTATTGCTTTGAATGACGCTGGCTTTGATATGAAGAGTGATGTTTTGATTCGAGGTGATCTGCCCTGGTCAGAGCATACAGTTAAGAGTGAGTTATATAAAAGAATTATTCTCCACCTGTTTGAAACAGACAAATCTTCTGAGCTAACACGAGAAGAGTTAACACACTCTGTTGATTTTTTCTTAGACACTATCTGCCAGAAAACAGGGGTAACAGTAGAGTTTTCAAATAAAGAAAAGGAAATGTTATGAATGAGATACATGTAGGTTTATTAGGATTAGGTTTTTTATTACTAGGTTTAGCATTTGCTGGGAATGAGGGCTATGACCAGGAGGTAAATCTTCTCGCTAACTACTGCGAGATGGTGCAGATTGGGATTGACAGCAATGGCGAGAACGGCTGGCCTGATTATAAAGGCATCTACTCTGAGATTTGCCAGTAATGGCGGCTTACTATAATGAGTTTGACCCTTTTGCTGCCGCTTGGCTCAAGGAGTTAATCAAGGACGGCTTAATAGCCGATGGCATTGTTGACGAGAGGAGTATTGCAGATGTCCAGCCAGAAGACCTTAGAGGATTCACGCAGTGTCACTTCTTCGCAGGGATTGGTGGATGGAGCGCAGCAGCCAGACTTGCTGGATGGGATGATGACCGACCAATGTGGACAGGAAGCCCACCCTGCCAGCCATTCAGTACAGCCGGGAACAGGAAAGGAAAAGACGATCTCCTCCGACATCTCTGGCCGGTGTTCTTTAATCTCATCCGCGAGTGCCGCCCTCCAGTTGTCTTTGGAGAACAGGTTGCGTCAGCAATTAGAATGGGGTGGTTCGACGATCTACAAAAAGATTTGGAAGCAGAAGGTTACGCCAGCGCAATGGTCGTACTCCCAGCTTGCAGCGTCGGTGCCCCGCACAAAAGAGATCGACTCTTCTATGTCGCAGAAGGGGTGGGCAACGCCGAACACAATGGATCATATGGCTCTGAGGTCGGACGAGGCTTTGCTTCGGCAAGAAACGACGATCAGGAAAGGCCGAACGTTTCCAAACAATTTGAGGGAGCAAGTAGACCCAAGATCACAGGAAATATACGCAACGGGGAAGATACCAGCGGCATGGCCGACGCCCAGTGCGACCTGTCGAGAGACATCGCTAGAGACAATGAAGAAGCGCAAAGAATTCAGGAAGCGCAATGCCAATCAGAACACGGTTCCGATGTACCTGCCAGATGCGGTCCAGGTGATGCACAGCAAGGAATATGCGGAAGCGATGGGCTACAAGGACGAAGAAAGAGCAGCATGGCCGACACCAACAACAAGGGATTACAAGGATACGGGCGATCTGAGCAAGTCGATGATCCGCAAAGACGGAAAGAGTCGGTGCGATTCAGTGCCGAGAGTAGCAAGCACTATCGGTGCGGCTCGGATGATAACTTCTGGGCAGGAAGCGAACACATATATTGCCGAGATGGGAAAGAGCGTCAAATACCAGTTGAACCCGCGCTTTTCCCTTTGGCTCATGGGATACCCAATCGAGTGGGCACACTGCGCGGAGCGGGTAACGCCATTGTCCCGCAAGTCTCGGCAGAAGTGATTGGTGCTTATATGAGCGTGGAGCAGTGCAATGACAATTGAATCAAGAAACCGAGGCAGGTACTTTAAAAATGACAGACCTTCCGCGTGTTCAATCTGTGATAGAGAATTTAGTAGTGACAGAAACTTTGACAAGCACCGCGTAAAGGTACAACACTCGACAAATCAGCGCGTTTGTGTAGACCCCAGTACCGTTGGTCTAGTTTTAAACACGCGTGGGATTTGGGTTGCGGATTCACCTCAAAAAAGACCTGAGCATTGGAGGGCATGTGAATAATCTTATAGATAGATGGGATGTTGATGAAATAATTATAGCTCTTCAGGCAGCCCAAGCAATGTCTAAACGATTCAAGTCTGATGTTATTATTTTGCAAGACCTTAGTATTGAAATAGCAAGTCCATCCTTTACCGTAGATTATTTAGAGATGATTAAATATGATTAAAAGAGAAGCATGTGATAAGTGGTTTAGTGATTGTGTTAGGCACAGAGATAACCATACTTGTGTTAATTGTGGCAAGAAAGAAGGGCAAATAGACTGCGCTCACATATATGGCAGGGCTAAAAAAAGCACTCGATGGTCTATGGATAACGCCGTATCACTATGCAGAGGTTGCCATAGGCACTATACCGAACACCCCATAGCATTTACTGATTGGCTTACAAAGATATGGGGTGATGGTCACATGAAACTACTTCGTGAGAAAGCTAACAGCATACTAAAAACAAACAAAATACTACGTAAAGAAGTATCTGATTATTACAGAGCAGAGATACGTAAAGCAGAACAAGATAAAACCTACAAGATTATTACTTGGAACTAATTTCTTGGCTGTCTTTCAAGAAATCCTTCTGCTGCCTCACCAAACATCCCAAGAGAATTTCCAGTTAGATCATCTACATTTCTAATAAATCTAGCT